CTAAAAACAACACCGCAAACATCGTTGGTACTGCTGGTACTGCACCAACTGGTTTGATTACTTACCTAACTGCGGCCGCTTACCTTGATTCTGAAGGCGCACCACGTGATGGCCGCCGTTCATGCACAATCGAGCCATTTACATCTTCAACAATCGTTGATAGCTTAAAAGGTTTGTTTGTTCCTACCGAAGCCATTTCTAGCCAATATACAAAAGGCCTGATGGGGCGCGATTCCGGTGGTATGAACTGGTATATGGACCAAAACGTTGTGTCACAAACTTTCGGTTCTTATTCAACTGCTACTTTATCTTGCAACGTAACAACTGCAACTGGCTTCTTGACAAGTGGTTGGGCTTATTCAAGCAACATCACTATCGGTGCTACTTCTGCGGCCGCTACATTGAACCAAGGTGATACATTTACTATTGCTGGCGTATTTGCGGTTAACCCACAAAACCGTCAGTCTTATGGCAAATTGCGTAACTTTGTAGTTCAATCTACAACTGCAATCGGTTCCGGTGGTACTGCTACTGTTACCGTTGTTCCAGCCGTTATTACTGCTGGTCAGTTCCAAAACGTAAGCGTTACATCAAGTGGTTCACAGACTGTTACCCCATTTAACAATACTGGCGTAACTTCACCACAGAACATTTTGATGCACCGCAATGCGTTTACTTTAGCTTGTGCTGACTTGGAATTGCCTGAAGGCGTTCATTTCGCTGGCCGTGCTTCTGATAAAGAACTTGGTTTGTCAATCCGTGTGGTTCGTCAATACACCATCAACAACGATTCCATCCCAACTCGTTTGGACGTTCTGTATGGCTGGGCACCTTTGTACCCTGAATTGGCTTGCCGTATTGCATCGTAATGAAATAGGGGGCGTAAAACCCCCCATTTTTAAACACTAAATTTAAGGAATTAAAATCATGGCAAATCCAGGCCCAGCAACAACCGTAACAAATCACCCCTCAAATCTAGCAACCAACCAGGCTATTCGCTTATTGGCTTCTTATCAGGGTGTTAACGTCAACGCAACTGGCGATACAGTTCTACCAATTTTGAATACTGGTAGCTACTCTGTTTCCAACGTTATTTTCACTAACGCATCAACAAGTTTGACAACTGCCGCCGCTGGCTTGTTTACTGCACCATCTGCTGGTGGTACAGGAATCGTAGCTAACGCCGCATTGTCAGCACTTACTGGTGCAACCGTTGTAAGCCAACGTACTGTTGCTTCAACTGCGGCACAAACCGGTCAAAACTTATACATCAACGTAGGTACTGCACAAGGTGCGGCGGCTACTATGGACGTATTTGTTTACGGTTACGACTTAACTTTCCTACCTTAATAAGGAATAGGAAATAGTGAGGAAAGCCACCCCCATAAAGGGTGGTTTTTTTCGTTTTTACGCTTATAATTAATCATCCTCATTTAAGGAAAATATCATGTCAAAAACTACCATTGCACGTGGAAATCTACTTGCAACAAGCATTGTTCAAGTAACATTCCCTAGCACTACTTTTGCAACAACAACTACTGAAGTTACCATTTCAGTTCCAGGCGTTAAAGCTACTGACAAAATTCAAGCGCAAATTGATGCCGTAATGACTACTGGCGTAATTATTGGTAACGTTTACACCAATACTGACAACCAAATTACTGTTCGTTTGGCTAACTTAACCGGTGCTTCTGTAACCCAAGCCGCCGCAGTTATGTTGGTTAGCGTTAAATCTTGTGAAGATCAGCCAATTCCATCGAACGTGGTGTAATCATGACTACTACAATTGGAATAAGACCAGTTGGCAAAACAACCGTTGTTGCAGTTACTACATCGGCTTCAACCCCAGTTTTGATCACTCCAGCCGGAAATGATCAAGTAACTTGGGCTGAATTTGCCAATACAGGGGCACAACCAGTAGCTATCAAGATTGCTACCGCTTCTACAAATGCGGTACATCCGGTAGGTGGTACGCCTGGCGATTATGTTTTGAATCATGATACTTCCGTAGTTTTGGCCGTACCATCTAGCCCGTATTATGTTTCAGCAATTACCATTAGCGGCACCTCAACTTTGTATGTAACACCAGTAGATGCACAATAATTAGGAAGCATTTATGACCAGCCCATCTAATTCTGCGGTACAGAATTTATTACCAGTTCAAGCCTACTTCAATTTAGATGGGTCTTTTAATACTTTTATTGGCCAAGGTGTGCCATTTTATGCTTCCATAAACCCAAGTCAAACGAGTTTAAATATTACAAATAGCATAATTAATAGCACAACTATTGGTTTAACAACGCCGGCCGCTGGAGCATTTACCAACATTGCAACAAATACTGGCACAATTTCTACCCAGCCAGTAGGCGCAACTGATATTGTTAACTTATTGGCATTGCAATCTTATGCCGCTGGAATTAGCTGGAAACAACCCGTTGCAGTAGCAACTTTGACAAATATTACATTGTCCGGTTTGCAAACAATTGACAGTTACACAACTTTAGACGGTGATCGTGTAATGGTCAAAAATCAGACCGCACAAGCTGATAACGGTATTTATATAGCTTCTGCCGGTACTTGGTCACGTTCTCTTGATGCAGATACTTGGAATGAATTAATTTCTGCAATTGCTTTTATAGAATATGGAACACAAAAAGGTAGTGCTTGGTTTTGCACCGCACAACCTGGTGGAACACTAGGCGTAACCCCAGTTATATTTGCACAATTTACTACTTCAGCGACTTATACTGCTGGCACCGGTTTAACTTTAACTGGTTTTCAATTTAGCATTACTAATACAGGCGTTCCAGCTTCAACTTATGGTTCTGCAACTGCAACCCCAGTATTTGCAGTAAACGCCCAAGGACAAATTACTTCAGTCACCAACACCACAATTACTCCAGCAATTGGTAACGTAACTGGTCTTGGAACAAATATGTTGGCTTTCTTACAAACGCCAACTTCTGCCAATTTAGCCGCAACTGTTACTGATGAAACTGGTTCAGGTGCATTAGTATTTGCCAATAGCCCAACCTTTATTACGCCAGCCCTAGGAACTCCAGCAAGCGGCGTAGTAACCAATTTAACGGGTACTGCAAGCATTAATATCAATGGTTCAGTAGGTGCAACTACTCCAAATACTGGAGCATTTACTACTTTATCTACAAGTTCTACTACCAATACAACGCCAGTATTAAGCTTTAATGCAAGCAATTCACCATTGGCTATGGGTGCTACTGTTGCTGGTGGCTATTTGCAGACTATGTTGCAAAACAAATCCGGTACTGCCGGTGCTTCCACAAACTACATATTAAGCAATGATTTAGGTACAGATTCAACTTATTACGCTGAATTTGGTATGAATTCATCGGTATTTAGTGCTTCAACACCGGCTGATTTCTTTAGTATTAATAATGGAATTTATTTATCAGGCCATGACGGTGATGTAAGTCTTGGATCAGGCAATGGATTTAAAACCTATTTAGCTTGGGGTACTACTGGCCAATCTGCCCACGTTATTAATGCAACTGGTGCTATTGGTTTATCTACAAACCTTGGTACAACACCAGCTACAAGCGGTACAAGTGGATTTGGTACTGCTGGCCAAGTATTAACAAGCCAAGGTTCTGCTTCAGCACCAACTTGGACTACACCATCCGGAATGGTTTACCCTGGTGCCGGTATTCCTAATTCAACTGGTTCAGCATGGGGCACAAGTTATTCAACAACTGGTTCCGGAACAGTTGTAGCTTTGGCAACAAGCCCAGTATTTACAACGCCTAACCTTGGTACGCCTTCAGCGGCTACTTTAACAAACGCTACTGGTTTACCCGTATCAACTGGTATTAGTGGATTAGGAACTGGAGTAGCAACTGCATTAGCGGTGGCCGTAGGTTCTGCTGGTGCTTTTGTAACAAACGGTGGCGCATTGGGAACGCCTTCTAGTGGCGTTGCAACAAATTTAACTGGTACTGCTTCAGGGCTTTCGATTGGCGGTAATGCGGCAACTGCAACAAGTGCAACATCCGCAACAACTGCAACCAATGCCACAAACATAGCAATTACTGATAATACAAGTTCAGTATCAACTTATTATCCAGTTTTATCGTTAAACACTAGCGGTAACAATGCCGCTACAACCAGTTCTACAAAAGTAAGCTTTGTACCATCAACTGGTGTATTTAGCGCAACATCATTTAGCGGTGCTGGTACAGGTTTAACTGGTACTGCCGCAAGCTTATCCATTGGTGGAAATGCCGCTACTGCTACTTCTGCAACTACGGTTAGTGGAGCAACCCAAGCTTCAATTACTTCAGCCGCTAATTTAGCAACTGTTGGCACCATTACTTCAGGAACTTGGTCAGGCTCTTTTGGTGCGGTATCAGGCGCAAACTTAACTACATTAAATGCTTCCAATATTTCATCCGGAAACTTGGCGGTAGCAAGACTAAATGGTGGTACTGGTGCTTCATCTTCAACATATTGGCGTGGTGATGGTACTTGGGCAACTGCTGGTGGTGGTGTTACTTCTGTTACTGCTGGAACTGGTATTTCTCTATCAGGTTCTACTGGTGCAGTAACTATTACAAATTCAAGTCCAAATCAATTAACTACAACTACTGGTTCTCCTTCCTATTATGGGGCTAGAGCATGGGTTCAATTTACTGCCAATGGAAGCACATCAATTAATGGACAGGCAAATGTAAGTTCTGTATCTTTTAACGGTACCGGAAATTACACAGTAAACTTTACAACTTCTATGCCTGATTCTAATTATGCAGTTGGAACTTGCCAAGGCGGCCCAAGCGATCCGTATAGGCAGACTTCTTTTAATGGAACAAGTGGTATATCCACAGGAAGTTGTCAGCTTATTACATATAACACTTCAAATAATGGACCAGAAAACGCTGGCATTGTAACTGCTATATTTTTTAGATAGGAAAAAAATGTCACAAGTAATTATTTATCAAAATCCCAATGGGTCAAATGTAGTTGTGTGTACCCCCACCGGTGAAATTCCAATAGAAGCAGTTTTAGAAAAAGACTGCCCTGTAGGAGCAATTATTGTTGATGATTCTATTCTTCCAAAAGGTGCAGATTTTGAATTTTTTGATGCTTGGGAAATTAATGGTTCTGTAGTAACAGTTAATTTTTCTAAAGCACAAGCTATTAAATTAAATAAATACAATTCAAGCGCATTAATAGTTGCTCAAAATAGACAATTAAATACTTTAACTGGTATAGAAAACATTCCTGATGATGCAACATGGCTATCTAATTTAATTTCTGATAGAAATGCAATTGCTTCTGCAATTACAACACAACAACTAATAAATATTATTAATCCATCATGATCATTATATGGAAACCATTAGAATTGTTTGCTAGTGAAAATTTGCTTGTATCAGTTCGTTATTTAATTACCGCAAATGATGGTCAAAATACAGTTGAAAGCGAAGGCAATCATTCTTTTGCAGACGGAACCGCAAACAAACCATTAGATCAAATTGTGGAATCTGACATAATTCAATGGATTGAAAAAGACACTACTATTGATGGTGTAAATCCAATAAAATCTAATTTAGAAGATCAATTAATAAAGCTAAAGTTAGCCGACACTTTAAAAGTATCTAAAGTGGATTTTCCTTGGCTGGCCGGCACTTTTACTATTGAATAAGGAATAGCAATGCCAACACCATTCGATATTATTAGCGGCTCATTAAAAGATATTGGAGCATTGGAAGCTGGTGAAGTTCCAAGCGCAGATGCGGCCCAAGATGCTTTGGCAATGCTTAATTTAATCGTTGACCAATGGTCTAACGAAAACATGATGGTATTTAACATCCAAGAAATTATTTGGAACGTTATCCCTGGGCAAGTTCAATACACTATTGGGCCAAACCATACCACTCCTAACTTTATTGGGGCGCAATATACCGGCTCTATTTCAGGCAATGTTTTAACTGTTACCGCTATTAGTAGCGGTGCAGTAGTGGTAAACCAGTATTTAAGCGGAACCGGTATTACTGATGGAACCAAAATTATTGCCACTTTAACTGGTGCTGGCGGTAACGTTAACGAAGTTGGTACTTATTTACTAAATACAACTTATTCAAGTTCGGTAGCTTCCCAGCTAATTCAAGCTTATTACGCCAAACCATTAAATATTAATTCTTGCTATGTACGTATTAATACTAGCCAAAGTAGCGGAAGCCCAATATTAACTGGTGGTATTGACTATCCAGTAGCCATTTTAGCCCTTGAAAACTACAATTCCATTGGTTTAAAAACCCTTAATGGACCTTGGCCAAAAGGACTTTATTTTAATGCAAATGAAGATTCAGGCAACGTATTTTTATGGCCAAGCCCTTCCCAGGGTGAAATCCATATGTTTGCTGAAACTCTTTTTAGAAACTATACGTCACTTTATGACGATGCTACGTTGCCACAAGGATATACGGCCGCATTACGTTGGTGCCTAGCAGAACGATTAATGCCTATGTATGGAAAAACAAATCCAGCAATATTAAGCATGATTTCATCTTATGCCGCACAAGCTAAAGCAACTTTAAAATCTACCAATATGGCTCCAATGCGTGTTTCCCGTTACCAAGATGCTTTATTAATGAGTAGGGCTAAAGATGCTGGTTGGATTCTTACGGGGGGCTTTACACAATGATTACGTATTCTTGGACTATTTCTGCTTTAAATACTTATCCTGAATTTCAAGGCGAACAAGACGTTGTTTTTACTATTTTTGCTACTTATTCAGGCACAGATGGAACTTATAGTTCAAACATTGAAGTTGCACAGGCTTTAGTTCTTGGTAATTCTGCTACTTATACGCCTTATGCTGATTTGACCGAAAGTCAAGTATTGGGATGGCTTACAGAAGCTTTAGGCCCCCAACAAATTAGCCAAATGCAATCCACAATTGCGGCTCAAATTACCGCAGATAATCAGCCGCCTTTTGTTCAATTACCTTTGCCTTGGAGCAATTAATATGGCATCAACCACTTTTATTGATCAACAAACAGTCATTTATGCCGCATGGTTAAATGATGTTAATAATGCCGTTTATAACGGTGTTTTTGTTGCTTCTTCTATTTCACCAGCCAATTTAGTTTGTAATGGTTCTGTTTCAGGAACAGGATTTACTGGTTTAGTAAACAATACTTTAAGTGCTCCTGGGCCAATAGGTTCGGCAACTCCAAATACTGGCGCATTTACCACATTAACTTCATCAACTGGAGTTGCAGTAAGTTCAGGTGGAACCGGAGTAAAAACTTTAACTGCAAATGCCGTTTTGATTGGCAATGGTACAAGTGCAATATCTTCTATTTCCCCTGGTTCTTCCGGTAATGTGCTTATTTCTAATGGTACAAATTGGACTTCATCTACCGGAACTGGGATTGCAAAAGCTTGGGTTTCATTTAATGCAAGCGGAACAATTTTAAAAGCATTTAACGTTTCTTCAATAGGTGTACGTGGTACAGGACAATGGACTGTTAACTTTACAACTGCTTTAGCAGATGGTAACTATGTAATGGCTGGTAGCGCAGGATATGGCCCTACTTATCCAAATTCAGGTGGTATTTTTGTAAGCTTTAACTGGGATGGAACAAACGGAGTAGCACCAACTACTACATCATGCCAAATTAATACGGTTAGAGGAACTTACACAAGCGGTGATGCAGTTTATTTCAATTCAGCGTTAACAACTGTTGTATTTTTTGATTAAGGTACAAAATGCCTGATTTTGGCTTTGTTGGCCCTTCATATGAAGCACCTTCCATTTATCAGGACGATCAAGAATGTATCAATTTTCGCCCTGAAATTGATCCATTAAAACAACCTGGTCAATATGGCGTAATTGCGCTTTATCCAACTCCAGGATTAGTTACCAAAGTAACATTAAATTATGCTGAAGTACGCGGTATGCGCCAAGTTTCAGGTGGACAATATTTAATTGTTGTTTGCGGTAGCGATGTTTATGCGTTAAGTTCAACATTAACGCCAACACGAATTGGTTCAATAAATACTAGCACCGGCATTGTTGGAATTACTGATAATAGTCAAAATATTTATATTGTTGACGGTTCTTATCGTTATACATGGCGTATTTCTAACCCATCTTCAGCACAATTTACTGGTTCAGTAAGCGGAACAACTTTAACGGTAACGTTGATGAAATCCGGTACCGTATCAGTTGGCCAACAATTATTTGGTGCTGGGGTTACACCCGAAACAGTTATTACTGGATTGGGCACCGGAACCGGTGGAGTGGGAACTTATGCAATCAATATAAGCCAATCACAATTATCCCAACAATACAATTCTTCAGCAACCGGCGCAACTATTACTGGTTCTATTTCAGGAACCGTTTTGACTGTTACCGCAGTTTCAAGCGGAACCCTTTATCCAGGCCAAACTATTCAAGGTACTGGAGTTACTCCTGGAACCATTATTACGGCTTTAGGTGGTTCTGCCGCTATTAGTTTTAGTATTACTGCGGCTGGTACTGGTTATGCAATTGGTGACACTATTACGGTTACTGGTGGTATATACAGTCAACAAACAACTTACACAGTAGCAAGCATTGGTGGTAGCGGTGCGGTTACTGGGTTAACAGTAGTTAATTATGGTGTTTATACAGTAGTGCCTGGAACCCCAGCGGCAACCACAACTAGCGGTAATGGTACAGGGTTAACCCTTACATTAACTTTTGGTACTGGTACAGGCAACACCGGAACTTATGTTATTACACCATCACAAACTGTTGCATCAACAACGTTGTATGCGCTTAACTTTAGTGTTTTGCCAACTACCGATGGTGCTTTTAGTGGCGCGGATGTTGTTGATGTTGTTGATAACTATTTTGTTTATAACCGTCCAAATACCCAGCAATGGGGTAGTTCTAATATTCTTTCCCCTATTTCTTCACAACTAGGGTTTAGTTCTAAAGATGGCGCACCGGATAACTTGGTATCAATGATTGTTGATCACCGTGAAGTTTATTTATTAGGTGAAGTTTCAAGCGAAGTATGGGTAGATAGCGGCCTTTTCCCGTTTGCCTTCCAACGTATTCCTGGAACATCCACCCAGCATGGAATTGCGGCGAAGTTTTCAGTAGCCCGTGTAGGTAATTCTTTTGCTTATTTAAGTAAAAATAACCGTGGTGATGGCCAAGTAATGATGATGAATGGCTATATTCCTACAAGAATTAGCACTCATGCCGTAGAAAATAGCATTGAAGGTGCTGATATTAGCGATGCTAGGGCTTGGACTTATCTTATTGAAGGCCATGAAGTTTATGTAATTAGTTTCCCAGGGCTTGATTTAACTTGGGCTTATGACATTGCCAGCGGTATGTGGCATAAATGGCTTTGGGTAGATAACCAAAACGTATTCCATCGCCATCGTGGAAATTGCCATAGTCATTTTCAAAATATGAATTTGGTAGGCGATTGGGAAAATGGGCAAATTTATATGCTTGATCCCAATACCTATACTGATAGCGGCCAAGAAATTCGCCGTGTTCGCCGGGCACCCCATTTAGTTACAGACTTTCAACGTCAATACTTTTCAGAATTGCAAATTCTTTTCCAACCTGGCGTTGGTTTAGAAGGAAACATAACTGGTTCAACTAGCCCAACCAATGGTGTTGCCGGCGTAGGCGTTGCTGGCTTTGCAATAGCTGGCCAAGCCAATTTATCAACACTTGGGGCTAACCCACAGGCTATGTTGCGTTGGTCTAATGATGGTGGTTCTACGTGGTCTAACGAACATTGGACAAGCATAGGCGTACAAGGGGCATATAAAAACCGTGCTATTTGGCGTAGATTAGGCCAGGCCCGTGACCGTATATTTGAAGTAGTGGTAACTGATCCAATTAAGGCCGTTATTGTGGCCGCAAATCTTAAAGCTGAAGCTGGAGAAAACTAATGGCACAAGCACCAGGCGGTCAAGGCGGTATTTGGACTAATAGCCAAAATAACCCTTATCCACAATCTGAATTTTTAGATGGTCAAACTAAACGTCCAACTAGGGCGTGGCAACAGTTTTTTCTTGGAATACTCAACTTTACTTCAGCTACAACTGCCACCAAGGGCGCGGCTACATTGCCAGCTAATCCAGTAGGATTTATTAACATTACTGTTAACGGTCAACCATTTAAAGTGCCTTATTACAACCCATGAACCAAATTATTGAACATTTATCGGCAAAAGTTCCTAACAAGGAACAAATTGATAAACTTCAACAAGAAGTTTCTAAATTGCCACAAGCTGAAAATATGGTTACTGACCATTTTTTTGCTGATGGAATGTATAGCCGCCGGGTGTTTAGAAAAGCTGGAACATTAATTATTGGCAAGGTTCATAAGAAGGATCACTTATTTATTTGCGCTAAAGGTGAAATTATTGCTTGGACAGAAAAGGGTATGAAAAAGCTATCTGCTGGCGATATAATTGAGTGCAAAAGAGGGACTAAAAGGGTTACTTTAGCTACTATGGATTCAATTGGAACAACTGTTCACAGGACGGATAAAACCAATTTAGATGAAATTGAAGCAGAATTAATAGAACCGGATGAAACTGCTTTATTTGATTCAAGCAACAAATTGAAATCAATCGTTATTGAGTGCCAAAAAATGGCATTGGAAGGGTAAATTATGTCATGGGTAGCCGCCGCAATTGGGGGATCAGCCGTTTTGGGAATAATAGGTTCAAGTATGCAAGCAGATGCCGCTGGTAGAGCCGCCGGTCAATATGCCGATGCCGCAAATCGTGGCTTGCAATACAACGAAAAAATGTTTAACACCATTAATGACCAAAATGCACCTTACCGTACATTAGGTGAAAAAGGTGCATTGCAATATGGAAATTACATAGATAACGGTTATTTTACTGCCCAGCCATCTATGAATGATTTAACCCGTTTAATGCCTAATTATGAATTTGGATTAAAACAAGGTTTAGGACAATTTAATGCTGGATTAAATGCTGGTGGGGGCGCGGTTAGTGGCAATGCTATTCAAGGTGGATTACAGTTTGCCCAAGGATATGCTGGCAACGCTTTGACCGATGCTTTTAATCAATATCAAGTCAATCGTTCAAACGTAGCAAGCAATTTAGGTGCTAGTATTGGATTTGGTCAAAACGCTAACACAACTACTTCTAATGCCGCTACTGGTGCTTCAGCTAATGCTTCTAACCTTTATTCCAGTATTGGTAATGCCCAAGCCGCTGGAACAATGGGTGCCGCAAACGCTTATGCTGGCGGTTTAAACAATATTAGTAACTATGCCATGTTGTATGGTTTAAAGAAAATGGGTTAATTATGGCCGCACAATTTACCGCAGATTTAATGCCAAAAAATACGGGCACAAGTTTAGGCGATTTGCTTAAACTGCAAGCTTATTCAGCACAAGCTGATATTGCACAAGTAGAAGCCGCTAAAGCTAAACAAGTCGGCATAGAACGCGAAGTTTATCAAGGGTTTATGAAAGACCCTAAAAATTGGTCAACGCCTGATGGCGATATTGATATTGACAAAGTAAATTCAGTAATTCCAGTAATCATGCCTTTAACTGGCGCAGAATATGCTGGAAAACTTAATGCGTTGCACAAAAATAATACTGAAGCCCGTGATGCAAAACTGAATTTTGACCAAAAAGAACGTAGTGTTGTAGGTTCTGTTTATTCAGCATTAGGCTATGCTGGGGTGCAAGATAAAAATACTTATGCAAAAGCATTAAACAATCTAAAAGACCAATTTCCTAATAGCAAAAATATTCATCGTTATGCTGATGCGGCTATTGGCAATTTAAGTATGGCTAACGATGGTGCTAGTTTGCCTAAAATTGCATTACAGACTGCCAATCAATTGCTATCCCCAGCAGACCAATATCAGCAATTTGCACCTAAAGCTTCTATTCAAAATATTGCTGGTGCTGACCGTCCAGTTGTTACAAGACCTTCTGTTGCTGGATCAACACCAAGTATTGAGCCTACTAACTTTGCTGGTCCTGGTGGCGTTGTTTCTCAACCTACTGGCGCAATGGCACCAAAAGTTGAATCTAAAATGCCTAAATTGATTCAAGAAGATGAAAGTTTAAGCTTTACGCCAAATTCCGCTGGTATTAGAAATTTAGATAAATACCAAGAAGCCGCTTATTCTGAAGGCGATAAAAAAGTATTAAATGCCAATACAACCTTGGTCGCACAAAAAGATTTGCAACAAGCCGTACGTAAAGTTGAAGATTACATGGGTTCAGCCAGCGGTTCTAAAGCTTATCAGATGATTCAACAAGGCGGTAAATGGATATTTCCTAATGCTGACTTGGATGCGTTGGTTAAAAATCTTTCCCAAGTTCAAGCTAGAAATGCCGCAGTTATGGGATTGGATAAAACTGATTCTTCCCGTGAACTTAATGCTAAATTATCCGGTAGCGAAAAGATTGCACCGGATGCTCTTGCTGGCGTAATGCAACAAGTTAAAGCTGAATCAACTGCCGCTGAACTTTACACGGCTGGGCTTAATAAATTTGTTGAAAAACGCGGCGATATTAATGGAAAAATCCAAGCGCAAAAATTTCAAAATGCTTGGGCTGATCATTATGATTCACGTATTTTCCAAATTGATAATATTGCTCAATCAAAAATGCCTGAAAATGAAAAGCAAGCAAAAATTGATCAAATTACTGGCAATATGAGTGAATCCGATTTCAAAAAATACAAAAAGAATTCAGTCATTATTCATCGTTTAGCTAAAGGTTTATATCAATAATGGCCGATACTACTTATGACGAGGAATTAGACCTTGTTCCTGGGCTTAAATACCTAAAGAACAAGTTTGTTACTGTTAGCCCGGCACCATTATCTTTTGATAATGCCAAAGCTATTCCTATGCCAAAAGTAGATTTGGAAAACCTTAACCCTGATTTAAAACAACGTATTGATATTGCCGCCCGTGATTGGTTAGCTAATAAAGAATTAAACCCAAAAGGCGAACCATTCCCAATTACTAGCGGATTTAGGGAAACCCCTAAACAAGCACAATTGTTTGCTCAACGTGGTACAAACCCTAATCTTGTCGCGCCGCCAGGTTATAGCACCCATGAAAAAGGAATGGGAATTGATATTCTTCCCCATGTTCCTGATACATTTTTATCTACTTATGGCTTACATCGTCCATATGGTAAAAAAGACCCAGTTCATGTAGAAATTAATCCTTCTGCGCCTTGGGCAACTCCTGACCAAGATTTTACTAATGACGAAGGTATTGATGTACCTGGGGCTAAATATACAGGCCGCCAGGGCATTTATCAGCCAACTGTTACCCAATCTATAAATCGTCAATTTCAGGGTTTACAGAATGATTTAACAAATCCTGATTACTATACAAAAACATTGCCTAAACAAGCCGCCGCATTGGGTGACGTTGTTTATGGCGCAATTCCAGCGGCCGCCAAATTTGTAGGTGAACCGTTTGCAAAGCTTATTGATAAGTTAGGTGATACCAAAATAGCAACTGAAGCTTTAGATAAAGTTACCCAGTTTGCTGACCGCCCTATTGGTAAAGCTTTTGGGATTACTAATGACCCAGCCTATAACGCTGAAGCCGCTAATCGCATGATGGATTATGTTGGCAAAAACATGGACAAAGGCGCAGATTACATAGCCAAGGAAACTGGATTACCTAAATCTGACGTTTCCTGGTTTATGAACGCCGCATTAATTGCCGCTGGCCCAGCCGCCGCACGTGGTGCTAAAAAGACTTATGAAGCTGGTGCTGAAGCTTTACCTATGGCTAAAGAACAAATACAAGCCCAATATCAAAACATTAAAGGCAAGGTTCAAGAAAAACTTCCAAGTCTATTGCCTGAAGAAAATCCTAATGTACGTAGCGTTGGCGCGGCAGAATTGCCACAAGCTAAATTACGCCAAGTAAACGCTGAAAGCTTATTAGAACCAATTCAATTGTCACGTGACCAGGCTACTAGAAATTTTGCTGATGTTAACTACGCCCGTGAAAAAGCTAAAGAACCTGAAATTGGCGCACCATTACGCGCCCATTATGCCGATCAAAACGCTAAAGTTATTCGCAATTTTGACAAAGAAATTCAAGCTACTGGCGCAAAAGAAACAGGCATTGAACGTGCTGAATTAGGCCAACAATTAAATGATGTAGTAGCCAAATATCAAAAAGAACGGTATCAAGGTGTTCAAAATGCCTATACCGCCGCTGATACTGCCGGTGAAACATTGCAACAAGTTCCATATAAACCGGTGCTTGATTACATTGAAAACATCAAAACTAAACGTCCTACGCAATATGATCAAAACCCCATCCTTAAAATGGTGGAAGAAGATATTAAATCTAATGATCCTAATAATGCTACCGGTTCAATTAATTTACGCCAATTAGAAGATATTCGTGCATTGATTAATGCCGAAACTGAATATGGAACTTCTAATGGATTTCATGGTGGCAAAATTCGCAACCAAATTGATGCTATTACTAAAGATGCTGGTGGCACTTTATATCAAGAAGCCCGTGCCCTCAATAACCGGTATATGAAAGAATTTGAAGAAAACCCAGCTATTCGTGACATTACTGCAATTAAAAAAGGCACAACAGAACGTAAAGTAGCCATTGAAAATCTTGTAGAAGATTCAATGCTTAAAGGCCCACGTTCTAGGGTAGAGGAAATATTTAAAACTTTGGAAAATGCCGGCCTTGAAGGTCAACAGATGATTAATGAATTACGCGGCGTGGTAGCAGAACATATTAAAGATGAAGCTACAAAAAGCACAAGGCCTGACATTAATGGAAACCCAGTTGTTTCAGTAGCAAAACTTGATCCATTAATTAAAAAATTAGACAAATCAGGTAAGCTTGATTTAATTTTTGGCAAAGAAGCGGCCGCACGTTATCGCACGTTGAATGACGTAACTAAAGATATTTATACCGTTCCGGAAGGATCAGTAAATACTTCAAATACTGCGGCTAATCTTAAATCTTATGTAGCTGATATTGCTACTACTTACGCATTATCAGGTGTTCCAGCCCCAGCCGTTCATTTATTAAAAATGGGTAAAGAAGAAGTTACAAAACGCCGGGATTTGAATAGAATTAATGAATTTATAAATTATGGCAAGGAACAAAAATAATGGCATCGGTTCTTTTATCCCCAGTTGGCAATGGCCAACAATTTTTTGATAACAATGGCGTTCCATTATCCGGTGGTTTGCTTTACACCTACCAGGCTGGTTCTAGCACTCCATTAACCACTTACACAACTTATAACGGCACTATTGCTAATACCAATCCAATTATTTTGGATAGTGCTGGACGGCCAGCTAATGAAATTTGGATGCAAACTGGCTATACCTATAAATTTGTTTTGCAAACTTCTGCTGGAGTAACTTTACAAACTTTAGATAATTTATATCCAATTTTGCAAAACGCAACTGGAACCGCGGCAACCATACCTTCAGGTTTAATTGCAATTTGGTCAGGATCAACCGGTTCTATTCCTTCAGGCTGGGTCTTATGTAACGGCACAAACGGTACGCCGGATTTGCGTAATAGCTTTATTTTAGGTGCTGGATCAACTTATTCCGTAGGTCAAACTGGTGGTTCGGCTGATGCAATTGTTGTATCTCATACCCATACAGCCACTTCTACTGTTACAGACCCAGGACATTTACACAATATTACAAGGCCTTGGGGAATAAATGGTGGAACTGGTTTATATGCTGGATCATTTTCAACTGCACAAGGAACAACAGACCCATCATCAACTGCTACAACTGGAATTACAGTAGCTACAACTAATGCTTCTGCTGGTTCAAGCGGTACAAACGCAAATTTGCCACCATACTACGCATTAGCGTTCATTATGAAAACTTAATGGGTTATGGATTCAATACAAGAAACAGTTCACCATACTGATACTCGCTTATCAGTTCATGAAGCCGTTTGTGCAGAAAGATACGACAACATACAAGAATCTTTTGCCAAAGGCGTACAAAGGATGCAAAAAATTGAATATTTACTTTATGCCGTTATTTTTTCTGTTCTTTTTGGCAAAGACTTTATTTTTGATTTAGTTAAACATTACTTGGTGAAATAATGAACGAACCATATATTGAAACCGCAAAAGAAGTAGCTGGTAAAGCTATTGGCCGTCATGGGCTTATTTATATAACTATTATCGTAGCGATGGGCGTGGGTGCTTCTATTGTTTTAGATGAAGGCAAAATGGCCGCCGTAATGGGATTGCTTGGTGCATCTTTGACCGCCCTTATATCTATGCTTAACGGCGTTGCCGGGGCTAATCCTAAACAAGATAAGCCTGAATTTGAAATTATGAAAGAACTGATTGCCCGTTTAGATGGCATGGCTGACCGTGATCCTATGAATGTTGTAGTGGATAAAGACCGTGTTCTTATTACTAAAGGCACAAACGAAACCGTCATAGGGAAATAATATGTTTGGAATAGATGACATTATTGGCGTAGGAATGAAGCTGGTAGATAAGCTAATTCCTGACCCAGCACAAAAAGCCCAGGCCCAATTAGATTTGGCTAAATTAGCCCAAGAAGGCAAGTTGGCTGATATTCAAGCCGATATTAACGAAGCCCAAGAACTTACTAAACGGGCGCAAGCTGATATGGCTAGTGATAGCTGGCTATCTAAAAATATACGACCAATGACCTTAATATTTATTTTGGTGTTTTATGTCATATTTGCCATGATGAGTGCTGGCGGTATTGACACTAACCAAAAGTATGTTGAATTGTTAGGCCAATGGGGTATGTTGATTATGTCGTTTTATTTTGGCGGCAGAACCCTTGAAAAAATCATTGATATGAAGGCAAAAACAAAAGAATGAAAAAATTATTATTGTTATTATCTTTATTAAGTTTAAATACTCAAGCCCATACTTTGGCTATATGCGATGGTGAATATGCTTTATGTGCGGCTTCATCTACCGTAGCCAATGGCAATTTAATTACTGTAAATGGCAAACAATTCAAAGAAGGCGTAGCAGTATGCCCGGTGCTTACTGGAACTGCTATTGCCAATCTTGATTTAATGAACGGTTCATGCAATGCCCCAAAAGGTAAAGTTTGGTCATTGTTTGGGGTTCCCGTACCAACTACTTATCCACAAGCCCCTAGTTGGAATTCTGTTGCACCCGTAACTCGTAGCTTTACAACTGAATTAGGCCAAGGAAAAGGAATGTCAAATATGTGGTCTTTTTTATGCACAAAACGGGCAAAACCAGTTAATGGTGTAACCCTGGCTGATTGCGTAGGCCCTATTAATGAATCACCTTGGAACGCAGATCACGTTAAACCAGGAACTAAAGCTTTTACTATGGCTCCATTAGGCGCAGTTGACCCAGTAGGTGGCAACTTATTAAATAAATGACTAGCGATCAATTAAAAGCCCTTGGTATTGGCGAAGAATGGTTAAAACCATTAAACGAAACGTTTGATAAATACGATATATCTACTCCTAAACGCCAAGCGTGTTTCATGGGGCAGACAATGCACGAAAGCATGAACTTCAAAGCCACTAAAGAAAACTTAAATTATTCAGCTAAAGCTTTAATGGCTACTTGGCCAAGCCGTTTTCCTAGTATGGATGTTGCAACGCAATATGAACGCCAGCCTGAAAAGATAGCTAGTAAAGTATATGTTGGGCGTATGGGAAATGAAACGCCGGAAGATGCCGCCAAGTTTATAGGACGTGGATTGATACAATGTACCGGTAGGGAAGCTTATTTGCATTGTGGGGAAGCTTTAGGCGTTGATTTAATAGTTAACCCCCATCTTTTGGAAGAACCCCGTTACGCCGCTTTATCGGCTGGCTGGTTTTGGAACAAAAAATCACTTAATGCTTTGGCTGATGAAGGTACCAGCAATGCTTTTCAAGTAATGACACAACGTATTAATGGCGGTTTACTGGGGCTTGATGACCGTAAATCAAAGATGATAGAAGCACTTAAAGCACTAGGAACACAAAATGCACAATGAAAAACACGAAGAAGTTGAATCAAAAGCAATGCAAAAAAAAGAAAACAAACAAATGATTCAACTACGTAACGGTTTGTATGAATTAAAGCGTGACCTAAAAAAACATGAAAAAGAGCCTATGAGTAAGGCTCATCCAGCTAAATAGTTTGTATTAGCGGTTTTTCGTTTTCTTTAGTTTCCCTGGATAAATCCCAGGCCATACGCCATATTGTTAGCGCAGTTGATCCTTCATAGGAAAAATCAGGGAATCTTTGGATAAAACAATCGTCACAGATGTTTTTATCCTTTTCAATCCATTTACGTTCTGTTTTCTTTTCTTTAGTCATTTAACCCTCAATACTTTAGCTTTACGCAATACTTGTTCATATTGTTCTTTTGCCGCATCGTCTAAATTACGCAATGGCAAATTTTGATAATACTTCCATTTATCCCGATATTCTTGAAGTTCTGAAGGCGGTACCCAACCAGCAATACGCCATCTAATGGTTATATCGGTACCGCTGGCAGTCCAAATATGTTCGTTCATGTTATCCCCTTAATATTTAAATTTAGGCATACAAGTTACTTCTACTGGAATATCCGCAGTAAAGCCATTAATTTGACGTTTAGTGGTAATTACATGGGCGCGAAGGCCGGCACCCTCGCACTCTGTAACGCCATTAATAACTTCATTTCTAGTAAGCGCGGCTACTTGTTTGTCTAATATTAATTGCTGGGATGGTGCTTGGCTATATACTGTGCCAGTAGTGCCTGAAGTGCTAGAACAACCAGTTAAAAACAACAATCCAATGACTAGCCCAACCATCAAAATGCCAGTAATAATTTCATTAGCTTTGTTTTTCCAACGCTGATTACGGGCACGTTTGGCTTCAAAAGCCAGTAGTTTTTTGTAATCTTCTTTATCGCCCCAACCCTTATCAATCATACGTTGTTGGTTCTCAAATTTTGCTTGTGCGGCCCAATAGGCTTGTTCTTGTTTTGCTTCACGATCCATGATTAATTCCTTTATTTATCACCGCAACATTGCGGTATTGGTTAATTTACTAAAGATTACTTTACTTGTAAAGCGGTATTTTGCATTTAAACAACGAAAGGCGTGAATTTGGCAACTGCTACTAATTGGGTGGAAACTGGAAAAAACCCCAAATTGTTGCATCCTTCAACGTCCAGTTAACCGCCCTATTGTTACTTGTGATTGTTTTTTAACTGCCAAAACTCTAACAACTTGGTAAACATCAACCAATAACGGTCTAAATCGGCCGCTTCATGCTCTACAACTTTAACGCCAGTAAACACAATCTGCCCACTAACCATTTTGTAGCCAACAAATACGTTCGCGCATCGGGCTTTAGGCATATTAAAACCTTGGCGATACGCCGCTAATTGCATCCCATGCTCCGGGTAAACATCGGCTTTGGCAATATCTTCTGTTTCTTTGGTTTTTATATCAATACAAACACCATCAAAATCATGCCTTGATTTAGCTATTAAATCGGCCTTACCGCCGTACCCAAGGACATGGGCAAAGGATAGTTCCGGTAATAGCAAAAGTTCCCCAAAATGCGTTTTAATGGCTTCTTCAACGGGGCGGCAAATTGGCATGGCTTCAGGTATTAATGCACCTTCAAAAAATGCTTGAATAGTTGCATGAATAGAAGTGCCACGGTCAGCGGCTATGCGCCCTGTTTGTTTTGCGTCCATCATTACCCGTTCAAGCCAAGCTTGTTCAGGTTCACCAGTTTCCCTAGGAAGGGTTAGCGCGGCTAATAGGACTTGTTGTTGTTTCCATGTATCAAGGCCTGGTTTTGCCGCAACTCCAATAATTCCTGAAACACTTGGGCAAAGATTAAGTGATCTTGCATCCCGTAACGTTGTTGCTCGTTGCTGGCCGTTCTTGGCAGTAACACTATATGCTGGATTTCCTTCACGATCATACCAATGCCCTGATTCCGATTGACGTTCTTTAATTATCATGCTTTTGGTTTTCTTCCACGTTTAGGCGTTGTTGATTCTTCCCATTTAATTTCAAATTTTTGAATTGGTTCTTCTTGGGCTGGTGTAACTATTACAACTTTGTTAGTGTATTCGCCGCACCAATCATTTTGGCTTTTGTTGGCCGTTTGTGGATAACGTTTACATACGCCATACGTATCATTAGTTTGACCAGCAAACCATTTACATTCAATACATTTCATTTATTCACCTAATGTTTGTAAGATTAATTTTCTATCTTTTGGGTCTTTGACCAGGCAAGCGGCTTCAGTAACTAACGCCCTTGTAAACCTAGACAAAGCTTCATAGCTGAAACCAATGATTTCAGTTTCTTCATCGTGCCCAATTTCCTGAACTGTTTTCAGGGTGTAGTGATCACAAACCATAAACTTAACCATTGGCTTCATATTGCCCCCTAAAAAGGAATATCGTCATCAATCAATTCTGACGGTGCAGAACTGACTACTGGCGCGTTAGGTTCAAACGTATTGCGGTATTCCGCAGACTTTTTAATAACACCTTGTAAACCTTCTGACAACTTACTAAATTTATCTTGATCAAACGGATCAAGGGTAAATATCATTAATTCATTTACGCCAACTGGTTCACCAAGTTTTTTCAATGCGGCTGGCACCTGGCTGATACCGGCAATGTTTGCGTACTCTTTACCATCATATGTTGAATGAGTAATAGATACCATGCAACATTTTCCTAGCAATACTTCCAAGTTAAAACCATCTAATTCTTCTTGGGTAAATGCTTTGCCGCGCCAAGCTTCTAAATCTTTACGTAGCGTGGCTTTTTCGTCCAAGGATAGCGTGTAGCGTTTAGATACGATTAGTGGTTTGCCTTCCACGGTTTGCAATGGCTGGCCATCGTTATCTTCACCATGTAATTCAAACATGGCAATGATTTTGCGTTGCATCTTCTTTTTACCCATCCATTCAGTTGTTTGGGTGCCAATGTCAATAATGCGGTATAGCCTAGCCAAGAAGCTACCGGCTGGTGGTAGTTTAAAGTCACTACCGGAACTGGTTTGTTTTGCAATTATCATTTTTTCACTTTCCAAAAATTGTTCCAAATTCATTAAATAGTTCTGTTAACACCTGATTTTTTGTTGGCTTTGGTTTGCCACAAGCCGCACGAATTACTGCAATATCGTCAGGGCTTGCATAGTCATGTTCAATATTCTCTAACGCTATTTCTAGGCGTTGTTCAAATTCATTCATTACTTCTGCCATTTCGTCCATGTCAACTCCTTATTTATCACGGCACCATTGCCGTACTATCAAATGTAAAGTAAAATTTAGTTGTTGTAAAGTAATATTTAGCAAAAAAGGAAAATAAATGACAGATGCACAAATGATTGACCTATTAGGCCGGCCAGCAAAGGTAGCAAAGCTATGTGGCGTAACGGTCCAAGCGGTGTGTCAATGGCGCAACAACAACGCAATACCAGCCGCGCCCTTAATGCTTATCGCGGCAACCATTGAACGGGAAAGCCACGGCCTGGTGTCTAGGCAAGACCTTTTTCCCGATACTTGGCAAATAATTTGGCCGGAGTTAAGCACAGTTTAGTTTTATGGTATAGTTAACTTATTGCGACATGGAAACCGCGAAAGTTAGAACCCCTTAATGGGTGGATTGTTCTGAATTAATTAAATGACCTCGAACCATTTAATCAGTTTAGTTTCCATACAATCTGCCTTTTAAGGGGTTTTTTGTTTCTTATTCGCAATCGTTCTGATTGGGGATTCACCACCACCAGCGGTCAGGATAGAAGCGTTACTGGGGGATCAAAGGATGCAATAGCGCGAAGTAGGTGGCGAAGATAGTGCCTACTCCTTGAACGACTGTCGGGTTCTGTGGCTCCAATAAAGCAAACAGTTGAAGGCGAACCAGGTGGGCTAGGTTCGTCCACCAATCAGCAATTCAACATAAATACAACAGTTATTAGATATTAGGGTAAATCACTAGAAAATAATGCTTTACAAGTAAAGATTACTTTAGTAAATTAGAGGTACTGCAACGGTGCGGTGAAAATTAAAGGAAAACAAAATGAACGTAACTCATGTAAATCTTAAGAAAAAAGACTTTGAAAACTTTTTATTCCATGCAAACGGAAAAGAAGCTTTAGGTTATTGCAAACATTACGAACAATATGGCGAATCTACTGCGCCAATTCATCTTTATTACGATAAATACAATCGCCATTTAGGCACTTACCATAGTGGTAAAAGCTGGTTTTTTAATGATGTATATGAATCATTAAAGGCAAAATAAATGAAAGTTTTAGTTGCTTGTGAATATTCAGGGCGTGTACGTGATGCTTTTATTAAATTGGGCCATGATGCTATGAGTTGCGATTTATTGCCTTCTGATGCCGAAGGACCGCATTATCAAGGCGATATTTTTGACATAATTAATGATGGCTGGGATTTGATGATAGCCCATCCACCATGCACTTATTTATGTAATTCAGGCGTTTCATGGCTTTATAAACAAGAAGGCCGTTGGGACAAAATGAGGGATGGTGCTAATTTTTTTAAAAAATTGCTGGATTGCAACATTCCTAAATTTGCAATTGAAAACCCAATAATGCACAAGTACGCAGTAGAAATTATTGGTAGGCGGCAAAATCAAGTAATTCAACCTTGGATGTTTGGTCACGGTGAAAGTAAAGCTACTTGTCTATGGTTAAAAGGTTTGCCGGAATTGCAACCAACAAATATTGTTGAAGGACGTGAACAACGTTTACATAAATTGCCGCCTAGCCCTGAACGTTGGAAATTAAGAAGCACAACTTATCAAGGTATAGCTGATGCAATAGCCAGCCAATGGGGTGCCAATAATGTTTGAACAATTTTGGAAACATTACCCACGTAAAATAGCTAAACGTGCGGCACAAGCGGCATTTAATCGGCTTACTAAACAAGAACAATCCGATGCCGTAGAAGCCATTGAACAACACGTGGCGTACTGGAAGCTAAAAGGTACGGAAATGGATTTCATACCCCATGCCAGCACGTGGCTTAACCAAGGCCGCTGGGAAGATGAATTGGACATGACACCAAAAGAACTAAAGCGGCCTTCATTACCTTGGTATAGTTCAGATGAACTAACACTTGCTAAAGGCAAAGAATTGGGGCTTAACGCTTATGCTGGCGAATCTATGGGACAGTACCGACAACGAATCAGCCAAGAAATTGGAAAGGCATCGGTATGAATGTGAAATCCGACAATTGCTTATTTACCGTACCAAGCTTGGGCTTACCGGTTTTAGGGGTTATTTTGCTAACCCTAATTTTGATAAACGCCGTGAACGCCTTGCTGGGGATTTTTACGACCAATGGAAAAAAGGAAACCGGGGCGAACCTGGTAAATGGCTATGAAAGCTGATTCAAGAGTTGTTGATCCCAATGATTGCGTAGATTATCTTTATGAATTTGCGCCGGAATTTGCCAAGGCCAAAGGTGAGTTAGCAGAGTTGGAAGCTTACCGTCACTCATTACGTTCAATCATGATGAAAAAGTCTAATGAACAAAGCTTGGGTGCCCAAGAACGTGAAGCGTATGCCAGCCAAGAATACCAAGACCTTTGCAAAGCCATTGGCGCGGCAACATACAAAACAGAAATGTGGAAATACCGGCTAGAAGCGGCTAAATTACGATTTGAAGCGTGGCGTACCCAAGAAGCTAGTAATCGTAACCTTGAAAGGCTAACAAAATGATTGAAATTATTTTTAGTATTTTTATGCTTACCGGCGCATTGGTATGGTGTTTCATTATCTACGTACTGTTGAATATATGGCTGACAAAATAACTGAAGATTTTGAAGAATGGGCACCTTTTTTATTGCATTTAATAGAACACAACCGCCTTAAACAAGAAAACGAACAATTACGCAGTCAAATTAAACACCTGGAAAGCCAGGTTTACGGGGGATCAACAAAATGATGGATTTTTCAACACCATACCTTGCATTGCACAAATTAATGAAAGATTTTCATGAAACGATTGTAAAAGGTCATTTTCAACAAGCCCATGAAATATCCATAGATATTGTGGATGTAGCCCAACAATTAGAAGATATTTCTAAAGGGTTACGTGATGCTTATATTGATTAATGGCGTTTACTGTTGTAGTACCAAAATCTGTTATTGAAATTAGTGAACATTTTGTTGAAAACAACAATTTAGGTCATAGGCCGGACAATACTAACGGCAATAAAGAACAACAGATGGTGGGCGTTATAGGCCAAAATATGATGGCAATGGCTTTAAATGAACCATTTATGAAGCCATCAACCGCCCATGATGGGGGTGTCGATTTTGTAATTGCTGGTAAAAAAATTGATATAAAAACTATGGGCCGCACGGTTACGCCAACCCTTAAATATGTCAATAATCTTATTGCATCGCAAACAAAATTTGACGTGGACGGTTATGTGTTTTCCAGCTTAAACACTAGCAATAGCAAATTAACTATATGCGGCTGGCTTCCTAAAGTAAGTTTTTTGTTTTTTGCAAAATTTTATGAAAAAGGCACAATTCGTGAAAGAACAAACAATACGTCTTTTGAATTAAAAGCAGATACTTATGAGATTGAAAATGATGATTTAATACACCAAATATATAACTGGAACGATTTATTCGCAAGTATTAGCAAATATGACAAAAGAAGAATCTAAACATTATGCAAAATTGGCAAGATTGGGGTGCATATTGTGCCAACAAAATGGAATTACTGACACCGATACACCCGTGGAAATCCACCATATACGCAGACACGGCCAACCTCGTAAAACCGCAAAAACTATACCCTTGTGTATGTGGCACCATCGTCTTGGAAATACCAGCGTACATTCCCTCGGACACCGTGGGTTCCAAAAATACTGGGGATGGAGTGAAGAAGATTTGCACCAAAAAGTTGAAGAACTGCTAAATGACTAGAACAATATCTTGGTTTTCATGCGGTGCGGCAAGTGCCGTAGCAACCAAGCTGGCTATTGCTGAAAGCAAAACACCAGTTGAAGTGGTTTATTGCCATGTTGCAGAAGAACACCCTGACAATTTACGATTTATGCATGATTGTGAAAAATGGTTTGGACAACCAATAAAAGTTATTCAGAATGACAAATATAACGGCAGTATTTATAAAGTATTTGAAAAACGTAAATACATTGTAGGAATTGGGGGTGCCCCATGCGCCGTACACCTTAAAAAAGACATTCGTAAATCGTTTGAATTGCCAAATGACCGACAAATATTTGGTTACACGGCTGAAGAACAAGACCGTGTAGATAGGTTTATAGATGCAAATAATGATGTAAATTTATGGTCAATTCTTATAGATAAAGGTCTTGGCAAATCTGATTGTTTGGCAATTATTGATAGGGCTGGTATAGAGTTGCCAGCAATGTATAAATTGGGTTATCAAAACAACAATTGTATTGGATGTGTAAAAGGTGGATTAGGTTATTGGAACAAAATACGCAATGATTTTCCGGATCAATTTGACCGTATGGCACAAATAGAACGTACAGTAGGGGCTAAAATCCTTAAACATAAAGGTGAACGTATTTGGCTTACAGAACTGCCTATGGATGCTGGCGATTACCCAACTGAAAAAGCAATTGAATGTGGTATTTTTTGCCAAATGGCTGAAACTGAATTAAATGACAATAATTAAACTGCCCTACCCACCTAGTGTTAACACCTACTGGCGCAACTTCAGGGGCAATACTGTATTGAGCAAAGCTGGGCGGGAATTTAAAACGGCAGTTGCAGAATGTGTTGTAGCCCAAGAAATACCTAAATTTGGCACTAGGCGGCTTGAAGTGACGTTATTTTTATATCCACGTTCAAAGGTAGTCACCGATTTAGATAACCGCCTAAAAGCCGTTTTAGACGGTTTAGAAGAAGCTGGCGTTTATGACAATGACGGTCAAATTGACGTACTTATGATTCAACGTGGCCAAATAAGAAAAGGCGGTGGCGTTGATGTAATGATTGAAGTAATTTAAAATTAGCTATGGCTAATCAAGAACCTTCACTTAAACAATCGTTATACGAAATTTTGCAAGGTTTGCAAAACGAACAACATTGGCGTGAAACTGGTGAAGGATTGCAAAGAGTACGCAAAGCTATGCCTAGCGTGGCTGAATCAGTAGTTAGGGGCGCAATTGCATCCGTTCCAGGATCAGTAGGTGACATAAGCGAATTTGCTAGAACCGTAGCCCCGGAAACAATGGAATCCACGTTTGGCCGTAGAGTTGCGCCAACTACCCGTGAAATCCTAGATTACGTTCCAAGAATTACCCCAACCCATGAAGGCGCATCAACATTAGAAGATGTGGGCGCGGCAATATCCCCTGGAGTTGGTGGCGTTGCTAAAGATTTAGCAAAATTGACTGAAGGCCGTTCATTAGGATTAATGATGATTGGCCCTGAATCAAAAATATGGAACAAAGAAATGGCTTTCAATGCTAGAAAAATGGAAGCTAAAGGTGCAACACCTGAAGAAATTCATCAAATAACTGGCATGGTTCGTGGTTTAGATGGTCAATGGCGTAGTGAATTAAGCGATAAATTTTCTACTTTAAAAGGTAGCGGAACATACGGCGAAACCGTAATGGATCGAATGACCGCACTTGGCAAAGACAAAACCGCAGAACCAGTAACATTAAATGATATTTTTTATCATCCCAAATTGGCTGAAGCTTATCCTGAATTAATGAATTCTGAAGTTCAATTTACCAAAAAAGGCAGTCAAAACAAAGGTGAATTGGTTCATACAAACGAAGGTTATATAGTTAGAGTTAACCCTGATTTTCCAGCCGAAAAAGCAAAATCAACGTTATTGCATGAAATTCAACACGCCATACAAGGCCAAGAAGGTTGGAATAGAGGAGCAAATTATTCTCAACAAGTTGGCAAATATCAATCACAAAAAGACCAATTAATTTCAGTAATTGAAGAATTAAATCAAGAAGCCAGCAAATATCTTAAAGCTGGCAATAAAGATAAATATGCTGAATTAATAAATACTCGTGATGATTTGGCTATGCAATACATTAAATTAAATCCTGAAAAACAGGGATATGAAGATTATTTGAAACATGGCGGTGAAGCAGAATCACGTTTAGTTCAAAACAGAATGAATTTAAACCCTGAAGAATTAAAACAATATTTTCCGTTTCAAAAAGGCGCAATTAATTACGGGCTAGATATTAACCCTGATGAAGCAATTATTGCTACCCAACACCCTAGATCAATTGATTTGCCAACCAACGAATTTGAATACCGTGGAAGCCACAAAGCCCCAAGAAATGATGATTACCATTCACCAGCCCATGAGTTAGACCGTGGAATGTACCCTGATGATGTATATGGCCCCAATGGCCATCATTATTACGGTACTGGTAATAACAAAATGGATAGGGCGGTTTTAGATACGTTGCGTGAAGCACGTGGTAATCCTGACCATCCAATTACTGTTTATCGCGCCGTGCCAGCCGAATTTAAGGATCAAGACATAAATCCTGGTGATTGGGTAACGCCAAGCATGGACTATGCCCATCAACATGGATTAGGATGGGATAGTCATCATATTATTGAAAAAACAGTTCCAGCTAAACATTTATGGACAGAAGGAAATTCATTACATGAATTTGGTTATGATCCAACAGAATAGTATTGACAAGGTAGTAAAATAGACGAAAATGTAGTTTGTAATACCCCCATAACATAGGAGAACTAATCATGGGCAAAATGGATTCAATGAAGGGCGTACCTTCAACAACTGGCGCAACTTCCCCAAAAGGCGTTGATTCTTCTGATTCTACCGGCGAACGCATGGGTAAAATCGTTGGCGGCGTAGCAATGGGCAAAGAAGATATGACCGGTGCTGATAAGCTGTTTAACACAGGCCGTACTGAAGGTATTTGCTATACGCATACCCGTGATGCCTATAAATCAGAAGATATGGCTGACTAATCATGCCATTTAATGCTGATCTAAACCCAAAAGGGGGCAAATCTATGGATTTGCTTGATCTAATTAAAATGGAAGATTACATGGGACATAGAACTGCCAAAGCAACAACTAAAACGGCAACACCAGGCGCAGATTATGTGCTTAAAAGCAGTATGGATGATGCTGGTGTACCGTTTAAATTTGGCAATAATTACCAATCAGAATAAGCGAAAACCCCTAGCACGTGAAGGTAAACTAGGGGCTTTCTAACCAATACAACCAATCGGAGTAGTTGCAATGGCTGATACAGATTTTATATTAAAACCGCTGGGGGACAAAATAGTTGTTCGCCCGGATAAACGCATTTTAAGTTCTATCATCATTGTTGATAACAAAGAGGTGGACAACATGGGCACGGTAGTAGCCGTAGGCCCTGGCAAGAAGGTTAAAGGCCGCCGTGAAGCCATGCCAGTAGAAGTTGGCCAATATGTCAGATTTGGCACTATGGGCGGCGATGAATACCTAAAATATCAAGAATACTTTACTAATAATGAACGTTATCTGATAATGTCATGGCAAGATGTATGTTTTGTAACTGACAGGGAACAAGCAAATGGCAACTAAACCTGGCCTATACGCCAATATTCATAAAAAACAGGCACGGATTGAACGCGAAAAGGCTGAAGGCAAGCCAGTAGAAAAGATGCGTAAACCTGGAAGTAAAGGCGCACCAACCGCCGAAGCATTTAAGCAATCAGCTAAAACTGCAAAGAAAAAATAATGGCTACCAAAAAACACGATAAGCCAATAGCCCATAAAACTACCGGCAAAGGCAAAACCTACAATCCTACTGAAAAGGGTGCCGGCATGACCGCTAAAGGCCGTGCTGAATACAACGCCAAGAACGGTAGCAACCTAAAAGCCCCAGCCCCTAATCCCAAAACAGAAAAAGACAAAGGGCGTAAAGCTTCTTTTTGTGCAAGGATGGAAGGCGTAGTAAAGAAGGCTAAAGGTCCAGCAGAACGCGCTAAAGCAAGCTTGAAGAACTGGAATTGCTAATGTTTAAGCGATTTTTAGAATGGTTAAAGATTAAGAAAAAACCTATTGATCCATCGTTTCCTATTGCAAAACCCCAACCTAAACCCCAAATTAAGAGAACCACAACACGAAAGGTAGCAACCAAAATGCCATTGAAAAAAGGAACATCCGACAAAACACGCCAAACCAACATAGCCACAGAAATCAAAGCCGGTAAAAAGCCAGCCCAAGCAGTCGCTATTGGATATGCGGTACAACGTGAAGCAAAAGCTAAAGCAAAACCAACAACGAAAGGTAAAAAATGATTATTAATTTTGGTGATTTAACAATTCAAGAAGCACAAGTAGTATTGGCTGGACTAAAAAAGCTTCCTATGGAAGTAGTGGAAACATTGCATAACCGCCTATTGTCAACTGCTAATGAACAATTCTTGGCCCAACAACCCAAGGTAAACCCTGACGATATTACAATCGTTAAAAAGGCCGAAGAACAGGAAGCCGCATAATGACTACCCCAAACGTATATCTGCCATACCCTATTCCACAAACAACAAGTGAATTGGAAGCGGATATTAACGCCCTAGTAAGCCAGCCAGGAGTTCCAACTGAACTGACTAATGGCGTATATGCAGTAGAAGAAAGCCCAACTACACAGGCTGATGTAGATGCGGCAGAAGCAAACGAAAATACAACCGCAAACGAATAAAGATTACTTTACAAATCATGAGTTTAGACGTTGAATCAACTAACAAGGGTGGGGCACCGGAAGGCAACGACAATGCCAAGAAGGGAAAGATGTTTTACGACCAGTTGCGTATGGTGCTGGTACAGAACGACCGCTTTAAGTTGAGGAAGATTTCTGAAAAGCTTGTGGAAGCCGCTGAAAAGGGTGAAGCATGGGCCATTAAGGAAATCATGGATAGGATGGATGGCAAACCAATAGCCATTCAAGAAATCCAAGGCCCTGGTGGGGCAGAACTAAAACCTGGCTTTACATTAGTTTTTGAAGAACCGGCCAATGGCAACGATTCAGGAAGCTAAAGCTAAAGCACGGTTTCCGGCAAAGCTTAAATGTTTATTTGTACCTGAAAAGGCACGTTATAGGGTTCTTTACGGTGGGCGCGGTGGTTCCAAGTCATGGAATATAGCCAGGGCATTATTGCTTAAAGGATGCGAACAAACCATACGGGTACTATGCGCCCGTGAATTTCAAACCAGTATTAAAGATTCTGTTCATAAATTGCTATGTGATCAGATATTTGCCCTTGGCATAGAAGCCCATTATGAAATTACTGAACGGTCATTACGCGGCACCAATGGCACAGAATTCATATTTGTAGGCGTTAAAAACAATACAAACAACGTTAAATCTATTGAAGGTATTGATATTTGCTGGGTGGAAGAAGCCCAATCAGTAAGCCCTAATAGCTGGAACGTTTTGGTTCCTACTATCCGTAAAGCTGATTCTGAAATATGGATTAGTTTTAACCCTGAATTGCCTACCGATGAAACCTGGAAGCGGTTTGTATTGAACCCACCGGAAAATTCAGTAATTCAAAAAGTTAACTGGTCAGATAACCCTTATTTCCCTGAAGTATTGGATTTAGAACGCCGCGCCCTTCAGGGTAGGGATATGGAAGCCTATAACAACGTATGGGAAGGAATTCCACGTCAGACGGTAGATGGTGCCATATTTGCTAAAGAAGTCACTATGGCTGAATTAGAAGGCCGCATATGCAATGTGCCATACGATGCAACCAAACCCGTTCATGCCGTGTTCGATTTGGGGTGGGCCGACCAAACGGCTTGTTGGCTACTCCAATTTGTAGGCCAAGAAACCAGGTTATTACGCTATTTTGAAGATAGCCAGCAAACCATGAGTTATTACCTAGCCAAACTTCAATCGTTTGGTTACGTATATGACACGATATGGCTACCGCATGATGCCAAAGCTAAATCATTGGGTACTGGTAAATCCATAGAAGAAATTGTTAGGGCTTCCGGAATGAAAGTGCAAATACTTGGCCGGGTGCCAGTTGCAGACAGTATTAACGCGGCTAGAACGATATTTAGTAAATGCTATTTTGATAGGCAAAATACTGAAGAAGGCTTACAATGTTTAAGACATTACCGGTATGACGTTGACCCTGATACGAAAATGTTTAGTGCCAAGCCACTACATGATGAATATTCGCACGGGGCTGATGCTTTTAGGTACATAGGTTTAATGATTAACGAGCCGAAAAAAGCCCAAGTTCAAAAGTCTTACAGGGCACCAGTAGGCTGGATGGGATAAATAATGGCTGATTATTACGAAGAAAAGAAATATTACGGTGACACAGACGGCGATGCCCGTATATCCGAAGCAATTGAATTCTTACGTCAAGCGGCCGAAGCAGACACAACTAACCGGGCAGAAGCCCTTGATGACGTTAAGTTTGCCGCTGGTGATCAATGGCCAGTAGAAATTCAAAATAGCCGTACCCTAGAAGCGCGCCCATGCCTAACCATCAATAAAGTGGATGCTTACGTTCGCCAAATAACTAATCAGCAACGCCAGCAACGCCCACGTATCAAGTGCCAGGGGATGAATAATGAAACTGATGCAAAAATGGCTGAAATCATTACTGGAATATGCCGTCACGTTGAAGTCAATTCAAATGCTGATCATGCTTATGACACGGCTTTTGATTTCGCCGTTCGTATGGGTTGGGGTTATTGGCGTGTTACTACTGACTATGTACGACCCGATAGTTTTGATCAAGAAATTTACATTAAGCCCATTGACAATCCGTTTACCGTTTACTTTGACCCCAATTCAGTAGCACCGGATGGTTCAGATGCAGAAAAATGCCTTATTACCGTGGTTATGTCTAAAGAAAACTTTAGAAAAATGTACCCGGATGCCGATGATGGCGGTAGCTTTTCTGCCCGTGGTACTGGTGATAGCAATACAGAATGGGTAACAAAGCACGATATTCGCATTGCAGAATACTTTTATACTCGAATTATTAGCACTCATTTAGTTCTATTGTCAGACGGCACTACGGCTTATGAAGATGAATTGCCTGATCCTGAAGTAATGGATGCCGCTGGTATTTATGAAGTAAGCCGCCGTAAAACATTCAAAAAACAAATTAAATGGTGCAAAGTTACCGCGATGGAAGTGCTAGAAGAAGGCACTTGGGCTGGTAAATATATCCCAGTTGTACCAACTTATGGCCAGCAATGCGTAGTTGATAACAAACGTAAGAAGTTTGGCCTGGTTCGTATGGCTAAAGACCCCCAGCGTATGTATAACTTTTGGCAAACATCTATGACTGAATCGGTGGCTCTCGCGCCCCGTGCTAAATGGATCATGGCAGAAGGCCAAGATGAAGGGCATGAAGCAGAATGGGCTAGTGCTAACAATACGTCTTATGCTTATTTGCGTTATAAGATGACTGACATAAACGGTCAGCCAGCACCACCCCCAATTCGTCAAACACCGGAACAACCACCGGCCGCAATCATGGCGGCGGCACAATCAATTACCCAAGATTTACAAGCCGTAGTAGGCATTGTTGACCCTAATCAATTGCCAATGGGTAACATTAGCGGCAAAGCTTTGCAAGGTCAGCAACAACAAATTGATATGACCAACTTCCATTATTACGACAATTTGACCCGTTCAATTGCCCATACTGGACGTATTATTCTTGATTTGATCCCTAAAATTTATAGTTCTGAACGGGTAATGCGGATCATTGGGGATGATGGTAAACCCGAATTAATGACAATTAATCAAAAATCAGGCCAGCAAGATGAAAACGGCATTGAAATGATACTCAATGACGTAACCGTTGGTGAATATGACGTTGTTATGGACACAGGCCCAGGCTATAACACTAAACGCCAGGAAGCCGTAGATTCTATGATGACCCTATTGGCCGCCGACCCTAATTTAATGAACCAAGCCGGTGATTTAATCTTTAGAAATATGGATTTCCCTGGTGCTGAAACCATTGCTGACCGCCTTGCCGCAGTCAATCCATTGGCACAAATTGATGAAAAATCACCAATTCCACCACAAGTTCAGATGCAATTGGCTAATAGCCAGCAACAAATGCAACAAATGGCACAACAAATTCAGGGCTTACAGATGATGATTAAAAACCGTCAAGACGTTGAGCAAGTACGTCAAGTTGGTGAAGATCGCCGTGCAGTATTGGCCGCTGAAGTCAAATTACACGACCAAAATACCCGTTCTGTAACCAGCCAAAACAAGACTGAAATTGATGCGTTGATGAAATTAATCCTTGGCCATATGGACACCGCTAGATTAGAAGCAGAAATTGCTTCACGTAATGCAGACCAAAGCGTTTATATGGATCGTGCGGCAAATAGCATTGTTGACAATATGCAAACAATGTTGCCCCAGCCACAACAACCGCAACAAGGGCAACCACCACAACAAATGATGTAGTTGCAAAACACTAGATATAGTATTAAGATGGCTTCACAACACTACCTATGGTGTTATTCATAGGGTTAATTCTTGGAGTTATCCATGTCAGAAGCACAAGTAGCAGAAGTAATTGAACAACCCAAACAGGCCAGTTCAATCGTAACAAGTGAAAATTTAGCTGATTTCAATGCTAATAAATTAGGTTTAGCTTCCGAAGAAAGCCCAACTGCGGCTACTGTTGAGGAAACTCCAGTAGAGCCAGCGGCCGAAAAGGATCAGAGTGAACCAAAATTAGCGGAAGATGAAGCGACCGTAACAGAAGAAAAGAAGCAAAACCCAAAGTTGGAAAAGCGATTTTCCGAACTGACCAGGCAACGTAAAGAAGCAGAAGCAAAGATAAAAGAACTTGAAAGTCAATTGGCGGCTAAAGAAAGCTTTAGGGCACCTACCCAGGAACCCCAAGCAAATCAAAAGCCAACGCCGGATGGCTATAAAGATGCTTTTGAATATGCCGAAGCTTTAGCTGATTGGTCAGCGCAACAAGCATTAGCAAAGCGTGACCAGGAAATTAAGCAAAGAGAAGTTGAAGCTAAACGTGAAACGGTCATTAAGACCTGGCAACAAAAGCTAGAAACAACAATTGCTGAATTACCTGATTATGAAGAAATGGTGGCATCAAGCACGATGACGGTAAACGACACAGTACGCGATGCAATCATTGAAAGTGACGTGGGACCTAGAATCCTATACGAACTTGCAAGTGATGATGAAATGGCTGAAAAGCTATCCAAAATGACTACTGCTGGTGCTTTAAAACTCATTGGGAAACTGGAAGCGAAGTTTGAAAAGACTGAAGAACCAGTAAAAGCGGAAAAGAAAACTGTTGCGGCGAAGTCTAAAGCACCTGAACCTATTCGTCCTTTAAGGTCAACAAGTGGTGTAGCCGATGTAGGTATGGATGGCAACGATATGTCATACCAACAATGGAAAGCCGCTAGACAAGCTGGGAAGATTAGATAAGGTTAAACCTAATTTAATTTTAAGGAATTATCATGAGTAATAATTTATTAACCATTAGCAAGATCACCAACGAAGCGTTGATGGTCCTTGAAAACGAACTAACATTTACTGGTCAAGTTGACCGCAATTACGATGATCAGTTCGCGGTAGTTGGTGCGAAAATTGGTCAGACCGTTAACGTTCGCCGTCCTGGACGCTTCCTAGGCGCAATTGGTCCTAATCTAGTAGTTGAAGATTTCAACGAAACTTCTGTACCAGTTACATTATCAACACAGTTCCAAGTTTCCACCCAGTTCACAACACAAGATTTGGCATTGTCTTTAGATATGTTCTCTGACCGTATCCTGAAGCCAGCTATTGCTACTGTTGCTAACAAAATGGACCGTGATGGTTTGTTAGTTGCTAAAAACAACACCGCAAACATCGTTGGTACTGCCGGTACTGCACCAACTGGTTTGATTACTTACCTGACTGCGGCCGCTTATCTTGATTCTGAAGGCGCACCACGTGATGGCCGCCGTTCATGCACAATCGAACCATTTACATCTTCAACAATCGTTGATAGCTTAAAAGGTTTGTTTGTTCCAACTGAATCAATTTCTAGCCAATACACCAAAGGTCTAATGGGTCGGGAT